TTATCAAGAGCATTAAATTTATCTCAAAAATTTATTGAAAAAAAGAGAGGTGCTTGGTTAGTAAATATAAAAAAAGAAACAAATTATACAGAATTAACTACCAAGGAGCAATTAGATATTGATACACAATTAAATGAAATGATCAGAACAAAATATTATCATGAAAATTACAACGGTTTAAATGAAAATAGATTAAACCTAATTACAGGTAATAATACTAGAAATCCATTTGATAATTGTGTAGTATTAATTGATGAAGCACATAATTTTGTTAGCAGAATAGTAAATAAATTATCTGAAAAAAATAAAGAATCTATATCAAATAAATTATATCGTTATTTAATGACAGCGGAAAATGCAAAAATTATAATGTTATCTGGAACTCCATTGATTAATTATCCTAATGAACTAGCAGTTATGTATAATATATTAAGAGGAACTATTACATCTTATTCAATTCCATTAAAGTGGAATAAAGAAGAAAAAATTAATAAAGATACAATTATGCAAATATTAGATAAAAAGAAAGTAAATACATATGATTATTTGGATTTTAGTAATGGAACTCTAGAAATAACTAGAAATCCTTTTGGATTTATAAATACTAAAAAAAGAGGTGCTTTGAAAGGAAAAACAAGGAAAAAATTAGGTGGAAAGAAAAAGAAAAATAAAACATCTAAAAATAAACATAATCAAATAGCAGAAGAAATATTATATCAAAAGGAAGAATTAAATGATGAAGAAGATGAAATGGAATTTGCTACTCAAGATTTTTATAAAGGAGGTTCAAGTGAATTGTTTGAAAGATATAATGGTTTGAAATTAGATGATACAGGTAATATTACCAATAAACAATTTTTGAATAATATTGTTAGTGTATTAAAGAAAGAAAAGTTTAATATAATAGATGAAAATATTTTAGAAAATAACTATACAGCATTACCAGATAAATTGGACGATTTTATTTCAGATTTTGTAAATGTAGAAACAGCACAATTAAAGAATATGAATGCATTTAAAAGAAGAATACTAGGTTTGACATCATATTTTAGAAGTGCTCAAGAAGAGTTATTACCAAGTTTGATAAAAACAGAAGAAGGAGAAACATATTTTATAGAAAAAACTCCTTTTTCAGATTATCAATTTGAAATTTATGAAAAAATGAGAAAATTAGAAGCAGATAAAACAGCCAAAATGAATAAAGCTAAAAAAATGAAAAAGAAAAATGATGATACTCAAAATGTATTTGGAGTAGCAAGTCAATATCGTGTATTTTCTCGTGCATATTGTAATTATGTGTTTCCAAGAGAAATAAAAGATATGATAAAAGATGAAACAGATGATGATGATATGGATGAAGATGTTTTTGAACAAAAGTTTAATAATCCAGAATTTGTTAAAAAGGCTTTGCAACTTATAAATAAAGAAAATAACGGAGAAAAGGAGTTTTTAACAAAACAAAGCCTTGGAATAACTAGTCCCAAATTTTTAAAAGTGTTAGAAAATATTGAATCATCAGAAAATGATGGATTACATTTAATATATAGTCATTTTAGAACAGTTTATGGTGTAGGAGTAATGAGATTAGTATTATTAGCAAATGGATTTAGTGAATTTAAATTAAAAAAATCAGGAAATACATATGTATATGATGAAGATGAATATGATAATAAACCGAAATTTGTATTATACACAGGAACAGAGACAGCAGAGGAAAAAGAGCTTATTCGTAATATCTATAATGGAAATTGGGATTATATACCATTAGAAATTGCAGAAAAACTTAAGAAAATAGCTCCAAACAATAACAATGGAGAAATAATAAAAGCGATTATGATTACAGCATCTGGAGCCGAAGGAATTAATTTAAAAAATACTAGATTTGTTCATATTATCGAACCTTACTGGCATAATGTTCGTTTGGAACAAGTAATAGGAAGAGCAAGAAGAATATGTAGTCATAGCGAATTACCTATTGAGAAAAGAAATGTAAAAGTATTTTTGTATATGAGCACATTGAGTGAGGAGCAAAAGAAAGATAAAAATAATATTGAGTTAATTATTCGTGATGTAAGTAAATTAGATAAAAATACACCTTTTTCTACTGATGAAACTTTATTTGAAATCGCAAATATAAAACAAAAAATTAATGAACAATTATTAACATCAATTAAAGAATCAGCAATAGATTGTGAATTGTATAAAGAAAATAATAAAGAAGAAAATTTAGTTTGTTATGGTTTTGGTAAAGTAGAATCAAATAATTTTTCTTCTTATCCTAATTTAAAAGATGATCTAATAAATCAAGACGATGATGCAAAAATTATAAATTGGGAACCAATTAAAATCACAGTAAATAATGTTATTTATGCTCTAAATCAAGATACTCAAGAAGTATATGATTTTGAAAGTTATGAACAAGCTAAAGAAGGAGTAGGTGAATTATTGTTAATTGGAAAATTAGTAAAACAAAATAATAAATATAGAATTGCTAAAAAGGTATAATAATATTTATAACAATTAAAATATTATTAATTAAAATGAGCGATGATTAAAAGTTTCTTTACTTAAAACATAGTAATAAGTATCAACATCGTCAATACTAGTTAAAGAAGTTCCATCAGAAAATACTATTTTTAAATTAGCTTTAATTTGTTGATTTGTAGTTGGATGAGTGTATGCTGCTGTTTTTAAGATTTGACTAATTTTTCTATTTTCAATGTTACCATTAGAATCTGTAGCGAGAGTACTAGCTTCTGAATCAGTATAAATTGATATTTTTACCCCACAACAAGAACCTGATTTAAAAAGATTAGTCATTTCAGTATTGAGTGCATCATGATTGGTTGTATTCAATTGTGTAGCCATTTATAATATAAATACAGATTTTTTATATTTTAATTATAACAATTATTTCCCTAAATGAACTAGTGTTTGTATTAAATATATTTAATTAAATAAAATATAAAAACATTATTGTTTAACAAGTATAATTGAGAAATGAACGAAGAGAATAATGTGCTAACAATAAAAACAGTGCAAATACAGCCAATTCGTAACATGATAACAGCAATTAAAGATATATTAACCGACGCTACAATTACATTTACTAAAGAAGGTATGAAAATTATTAATTTCGATAAAACCCATACTATTCTAGTAAATGTTAATTTAAAGTCACAAAAATTTGAAAAGTATGACTGTTTGCCTGATAAAATTATTGTTTGTGCAAATACTCTTCATTTGTTTAAAGTTATTTCAACTATGTCAAATGATGACACTTTATCTATGTATATTGATAAAGGCGATTATCATGATGGTATTGTATCTTTTTTAGGACTTCAATATGATAATGGTGATATAAAACAATGTTATAGTCAAAAATTGAGATTAATAGAACCAGATATGGAAGAATTAGTTGTTCCTGATGTCGAATATTCTACCGTTATTAATTTACCTACTTCTGATTTTCAAAAAATTATTCGTGATTTGAATGGAATTTCTGATAGAATAGAAATTAAATCTGTTGGTAATGATCTTATTTTTTCTTGTGAGGGAACATTTGCAAGTAGTCGTATTTTCCGTTCTGAATCTGATGGGTTTATGAATTTTATACAAAAATCTGACGCATCTGTAATTACTCAAGGTGAGTTTTCTTTAAAAAGTTTAAGTCATTTCATTAAATGTACACCATTATGTAGCCATTTAGAAATGTATTTAGGCAATGATTTACCATTAATTGTTAAATATGATGTGGCGTCTTTAGGTGAAATTAAATTATGTTTAGCTCCTTTACCTCCAAGTTAAATTCTAATATTAAAATATATAATGTTTAAAAAAATATTAATTGTTATTTTAATTTTACTATTTATAGGAGTATTATCTATTAATATTACAGTTAATACAGATACATCAGCAATTGAAGAAGATATTGAAGAAAGTACAGAAGACTTAGAAGGATTTAGTTTTGATAATAGAAATATAATAGTAGAAGAAATACAAGGAAAGATAAGAGAACCATCTAAAAAAGAACAACAAGTTAGTAGTAATTCATTTATAAAACTTCAAGGTAAAGTTAAAGAATTAGACCATGCAGTGTATGATTTAAAAAATGAAATAAAATCAACAAATATTTCATTAGAAAATAAATTAGATAATACTGTTCAAAGAAATGAATTAGATAACAAAATAAAATTATATCAAAAAGAAAATAAAAAAGCAATTGAAAATTCAGAAAAAAATCAAAATAATAAATTGAAATCACTTTATTTAGACAATAAAGTAGATAGATTAGAAGAAAAAAAAAGAGATAGCGCTCAAGCTAGGGCAATAAATGATAATTTCCGTAAATATTCAGGAGCTTTTTAAATTAAAATACTTTTTTGTTCATTAACATGAACTGTTCCAACTATTTCCGTTTTTTCAATATTTTTTATTTCCGTATAAATAATATTTACATTTTTTGCACTTTTATGTCTAGAGTTTTGCTTACACAATAATGCTCCTTGCGTGATAATTTGTCTTTTTTGTTTTTTATCTAATTTTATGTCAGGATTTATAGATGCAATCACATGACATGAAGATTCTCCATATAAATGAAACCATATATCATTAGGATTAGAACTATCTATTATATCAAAGTTATCTTGAGAATTTTGACCTATTTTAAAATCAATAGAATCTTTAAGAGAAGCTATATATTTAGTTTCTAATTTCATATTTTTTATATAAAATAATATGAAAATATTATCAATATTTTATTATATAATGGTAGTAATAATATTAGTAACTTGTTTATTTGCATATTTTATTTATACTTCATACCATGAAGAAACTGAAGATTAAAACTCAGGTTCATGTTTTTTAAATAAACACCCCTGTTTTGATAAATTTTGAATATTTACGATAAATCCTGGATCTTGAAATTCAGATGTATTTAACCAAACCTTGATAATACAAAAGTTTTTTTTGGGGGAAATAGTAATTCCATTTACATACTTTGAATTTTCAGGGTCTGTGCATAAAG